TTAATAATAGGGAATGTATGGATACTCAAGTAGGATGTAATGAATTCTACGGCAATGAAAAGGTTTCAATTTTGGGTAGAGATAATGAGTTTGATACAAAGATATATCGCACGGAAAACTTTTTTTAGATGAATTTAATATTGAATTTCTTTGTCATTAACTTCTTTGCCCCTTCCATACTTGGTATAGACCAAAGAAGCCATCTTGACCAGAAACCTGCTGTCTTCACACCTGACATTTTCCAATTTTCTAAATGAGAATTGCTCAAATTTACAAGTCTATTTAAGACAACTTTACCTCTCTTTTCTCTGAGTATCCCTGGGGACAAGTATGGTCCAGCACCGTGCCTAATGAGATACGAACGCATACGCAAAGGTGTCTTGTGTATGGTAAAATCACTGTAGCCCTTGGCACCGAAATCAACACTCGTTCCATCCTCGAATGTGGCTCTGAATTTCTTTTTCGGATTTGGACTTTTACGAAGTTTGACTTTCATTCTACAGTACCATAATAATTTATTTCTCGGCAATAGTTACATATGAAGAAAATAATATCAAATAAAGAAATAACTAAACAAATAAAAGGATATTCAAAAAAACAAATAAACGAATATATGTACGCATTTATGAAAAAAAAACGCAATAATGATATTGAGGAACTCATCACTAAATACAACAATAGTATAAACAATATTCAAAAAAAATACAATCAGAATAAAACACCTACATTAGGTGTAAAATTACAAAAATTTAAAAAGGCACGCAATACATTGAAAAAGAAAAAACTAAATTTCACTGAGTTCGAAGCCGACCATATGAAAAATAATAAGAGCCTAAACAACGTGGCTGACTATATAAATACTTTGACAAGATAAAGGACTTAAAGAAAAAATACATAGTAAATATATAGGCTCTTATAGTGTAGTGGTCATCACATCAGACTTTGAATCTGATAACGATGGTTCGATTCCATCTAGGAGCTTTATCCAGCCTTAGCTCAGATGGAAGAGCATTGGATTGTAGTATATTTAATGCTAAATAACACTATCAAAAGTGTAATCAATCCTCCAATGGTCACCCGTTCGAATCGGGTAGGCTGGACCATTCCTCTGTAACACAATGGTTAGTGTCGTCGGCTGTTAACCGATTTATCTGAGTTCGATTCTCAGCGGAGGAGTATTACTTTTTAAATATGTGTTCCGTATTTAAAAAGTAAGTTTAATTTAAAAGTATGTTTAGTTTTTTATCATTTTTAAGAACTGTTAAGATTCCTAATTCCCGTTCGTATTCGTATTTATGGGGTGAATAATCATATGTTCTCTGCATCTCGCCGTGTACATGTCTGTGTCTCCCACGAGCACGAGGTCGTTATTGTCTACTGTTCTTACTGTGAAGGGTCCAGGGGTTCCATCATTACATACAGTGCAGAGTGCTCTTAATTTTTTTACACAATCCGCCAATGGAATGCAGTCTATAAGTTCTCCGAATTTTCTTTGTTTGTAGTCCCCATCCAATCCTGCCATAATGACATATTTTCCATGCATTAAACAGTATTCCACAAAAACTTTTAGATTTTTAAAAAATTGCGCCTCATCTATCCCGATGACTTGTGCATCTTTGAATGATTGAAGGGATGCCAAATATCCCAAGTCATTCGTTTTTATACAGTTGAACGTCACCCCATCGTGAGTCTTCAATACTGGTTCAGCCGAACGTGTATCCTTTGCCGAATTGACGACCAATATATTTTTTCCAATTATCTTTTGTCTCTTGAGTTGTCGTATCAATTCAGAGGTTTTCCCTGAAAACATATTGCCCATGATAATTTGAAGACTCATCCCACCTTCTTTTTACAAGTGATTATTTTTTTAATCTTCTTTTTCAAGCAACATATCACGAACAACTTCAAAAAGTATATTCAAAAGTGCCGCCTTGTATATAAAAAACCCAAAGAGTGTTGCCCCGTAATCAAAATCAAATGGAAGTGGAGAACTATTCCACAGAGATTCAAATAGAGCAGTTGATACAGGAACAAGTAATTGCGTTGGAAACTTTATTTTTTCAATGTCATCCACTTGGTTTGATAGTAAATCTAAATAGACCAAAGAGGATGCCGTGCCCAACATCGCAGAAATACCAGAATCTGCGCCTTTACATATAAAGTATGAAGATGTCAGAAGAGTTCCGTATGACAGGGTTGTCTTTTTGAGTTTGGTCTTCAACTGTTTGTAATCACTCTTGTATGCTACAGTGAGTTGTTTGATTGACAACATTTTATTCTCTAGTAGTACTAAGATGCCTAACTCTATATATAGTTTGAGTGGTTCAGCACAGGCTTTTATCGTAGTGGCTATACTATTATTAGCACTGTTCATATGGTCAATGGATCTACAAGAAAAGGTCGTAGAAACAGTTGTCGATGAAACAGAAGCCAATTTGGAAGTTGAAGCAGCGCCAGACGAAGTGATTACCGATGAAAAACTCAAGAATTATAAATTGATAGTCACCGAAGATGGTGTGTTCAGAGGTCTTGATACGAGTGAATTTAACAACTGGTTTAAAACAAAAAGAGAAGGATACATGATCGCACCTGATTTATATAGATGCTACGAAGATAATAAACCCGACTATTGTAGTGGCCACGCACCTAAATCTGGGTGGGCGTATGCCTATGACGTCAAATTGGGTCCAAATATTTTACGAGGTGGGACGCAATATAAAGAGTGCCCAGGTGGCGGACATGGATGTTGGTATGTTGAAAAGTATGTAGATGGAAAACTTACAATGATTAGAAACAATAAAAATGTTCCTCTCCAGGAAAAGATCGCCGATGATTTATGGACTAACCAGTGGAATATGGACGATCCATACATTAAAGATGGCGTGAAAGCAGAATATAAAATTGTTGAAAGTGAAGATGGCCAAAGATTGGATCTATATAAAATTACAAAACAAAAAGGTCAATTCATTGATGTTAAGATGACACCCTTGAATTCGTCCACTGGTATGTATTTGACATATCTACTATTATTATTGCGTCTCAACGGCGAAGAAAAACCCAAACTTATTCAACTTGACATTAAAAAGATACGTCAACCCTATGAAGGGCGTCCAACATAGATTGAATTTTTATAATTTCATCTGGTTCTTCGGTAAGTTCTTTAGCATCTGTAATAATTCTGACACACATGAGTTTTTTTAATTTTTGTTGTGGTTCATGCATATTATTTTCATATAAAAACATCAAGAGAGGATAATTGTTATGTCTTATTTGCCCTTGTTCTCTTGTTGTCGTTGTAGTGCGCATCTTAATCTTTCTAAGCGCAATTTCTCTTTGTTCATAAAAACAGTCAGCTGCATGACATCTCCCTCTAAATAGACCATCCCGTGATTTTTTATTCTTTCGTGTTTCATCACCTGATCAACTCTCACAAGATTAACACGAACCATTTTTGAATTTGCCGCTTTACTGTGATGTGCTGCCAATACTGCGGCATCTCTTTTTGTTTCCTTTGGAATTGTATCACCTTCGTGGCAAATGATCACATGAGAACCTGCCCCTCCATCCGTGTGCATCCACCACTCATTTGGATAACTCGATAGTGTTAGGTCATCATTTTCCTTTGCGTTTTCGCCAACTTTTATGGCTATACCGTCGAATGATGTATACGTCTTCATAATTTTACATAAACATCGTTTCAAGTCTTAAAGTTTTCATCCCTTAACTAAACATAATGTCTCTCCAGTTCACAAAACTCCGTGATGATGCGATTGTCCCAGTCCAAGTGGGTAATACCAATGTTTTCACAATCATGACAACGGATGATATGCCAATTCATCCGCTCCACATGGAAGATGGAGGTGTAGGCACAGGTGTGTCTATTTCCGTCATTGAAGAAGGTATGTGTGTTCGCATCATGCCTCGTGATGACACTATTTCGTCCCGAAATGGTATTACAATTGAAAACGACATCATTACAAAGACGGATGGTACAGAACTCCGTATTCTGTTGAATAACACGGGACATGATATTTACGATATCAGTAAAGGTGATGTCATCGCTCAAATGATTGTCGAGAAAATTCCTGAAGTTGAACAAGAAGCCGAGGTTGTTGAAGAGACGCAAGTTGTTGAACAAGAAGCCGAGGTTGTTGAACAAGAAGCCGAGGTTGCTCCATAAAAAAATAAAAAAAATAATAATATCAACACTTGATATTCATGAATTTTACTATTAATTCATGAATATAAAGATTTTAGATGATTTGTACATAGAATGTCAAAGAAAGAAAGAGGACAGTTTTATACTGTCAATCATGATTACATACTAGAAGGTTTTAAGAGACCATCTAAAGACACTAAAATTATTGAACCATTTGCTGGTAAAGGTGATTTACTCAGTTGGTTGGGAGACGGATATTCTTATGAAGCTTATGACATTGATCCGAAACATGAAAATGTTAAAAAAAGAGACACTCTTTTGAATCCACCAGATTATTCGAATGCATGGGTGATTACAAATCCTCCATATTTGGCAAGAAACAAAACACAAACAAAAAATTATTTTGAAATGTATGATACGAATGATTTATATAAATGTTTTATGAATTCTTTGACTGATTGTTCAGGTGGAATTGTGATTATACCTGTTGGATTTTTTCTTTCACCGAGAGACATCGATGTTCGTTGTAGAGATACATTCATGACAAAGTATACAATTACAAAAATTAAATATTTTGAAGAACAAGTATTCCCAGATACGACGACATCCGTGGTTGCATTTTCATTTGAAAAATCTAACACCCCCTTGATTGAACAGACTATTGAATGGTCTCGTTTTCCACAAGGAGATATAAAAACATTTACAGTGAAAAAGTCTCAGAAATGGATCATCGGTGGTGATATTTATGATTTAATGAATGTTAAAAATAAAAAAATTTCTCGATATGTCAGTAGTTCAAATGGTCTGACAAACTTGACACTCAATGCACTTGACAGCACAAATAATAAAATAAATTTAAAATACGACAAGGATTTTGTATATAAAGGTATACACACAAGTCGAACTCATGCAACACTGTGTATAAAGGACATTGAATTGTCAGAGGAAGAACAAATAAAAATTTCGAATGAATTTAACAATATTTTGAATGTAAGGAGACAAGAATATTGGAGTTTGTTTTTACCTCAATTCAGAGAATTTGGTAGAAAGCGAATACCATTTGATTTAGCGTACGCTTTAGTGAGCAACATAATTAAGGAAATGGGACATTCATGAAACATATAATGTCCATTCAAGTGAAGAAACTTCATGAAGATTCGATTATTCCAACAAAGGCTACGGATTGTGCTGTTGGTTGGGACTTACCAAGTTATGAAGAATTAG